GTACGTCACTTCATTGCTTGGTGATGCTGCCCCAGCGTTCTTGACCCGCTTAGAGCGGATGCAGCAGAACGTCCCTGACCCGATGCTCGCTTCCGACATGCAGAAGAGCTTGCGGGGACAGGGCCACAAGGCTGGCTACGACGAGGGCTACAAGAAGGGCCTGAAGGAGAACCGCGACGCGGGCGCTGAGAGGAAGAAGTTAGAGGCCCGCCAGGGCCAGGGGGCGAATCTGGCCCCTGGTAGCCCTGCGGGCGGCAGCAAGAAGTATTCAGACATGACGGCGGAGGAGCGGTCAAAGCTCTCGGACGCAGAGCGCGACGCCCTCCCCGCATGAGATAAGGAGACAACATGGCAAGCATCAATACTACTGGCGTGACGCCGGTAGCTAACTTCATTCCTGAGAAGTGGGCTACGGAGCTGTCCGACGCCGCCCAGGCGTGGATTGGACTTTCCAGCCTGGTAGACCGGCAGTTCGAGAGCCAACTGTCGGTCGGCGACATCATCCACATCACGGACGCCTCCAACCCTGCGGTCTCGATAAAGACCGAAGACACCACAGGCGCATACGCCAACATCGTTGAGACGATGCAGACCATCACCGTTTCAAGACAGGCGTACACGGCCTTTCTCGTAGAGGACATGTCCGAACTCCAGTCGCAATACGCCGTCCGCTCAACCTACACCAACAAGTCCGTGTACTCGCTCATGGCTCACGCCGAGGGCGATGTGACATCGGGGCTCCAGTCGCTACCGTCCAGCTTCTCGCAGCTTACGGGGGCATTGGGGTCAGACCCGACCACGGACAACCTCATCGCAGCGGTGAAGTTCTTGGACGACGCCGACGTGCCGGAGGGTGACAGGTTCTTCTACATGAGCCCCGGCGCTCACGCTTCCCTGCTGAAGCAGGACGTGTTCGTGTCGGGCGACTACGGCCCGTCTGGGGCCGTCTCTTCGGGCAGGGTTACCAAGCCCGTCTACGGCGCGACTACCCACGTCTCGTCTCTGGCGAGCAACAACCCGTCCACGTCGGGGCAGTCCTACTCGTGGTTCTGCCACAAGAAGGGTGTGGCGATGATAATTCAGAAGACTCCAGAGGTTCACACTCAGTATGAGGTGCTGGAGTTCGGCTGGGGTGTCGGCGTCAACATTATCTACCAGTTCGCGGAGCGCCTGATTGGCCCCAAGGACTTAGGTGGAACCACAAGCACCGATGTCTTCAACGTCGGCGTCCGAGGCCCATGACCTCAATCAAGCTGGACAAGTCCAGCACGAAACTACACCACCCCGTATCGCTGACGGCGAAGTTCAAGACGGACGTAGACCTTATCCTTCAATGCCAGCGGTACGGGAGTGGAGTTTTCCGAGGCAAGGCTATTGGCAAACTCCTCGAAATCTGGCCCGCAGACGCGCTGAAAAGACAAGCCCTGGACATCTGTAGGACTTTCATTCAGCACATGAAGCTCCAGGGCTACGAGGCGAGAGAGTCTGCAACTCAGATGGAGTTATGGGGGCCCTACAGGGAAAAGCTCGACATGGGCAAGGCCAACGACCTCATCAACTTCGAGAAGGGCAACCACCTCATCCCCGAAGGCCGCTACGGACACCCGATGGGGGGATGGGAGAGCGACGGCGTTACAGGGCCACGAACATTGGACGAAGCCCTTCTCCGTGACCATCGTGACTGGCAGCTTGGCGCGGTGTTTCTCATTCGCGGCAAGTTCACAGCCACGCGGGGTAAGGAGGAGGAGACAACAGGCACGATTCTAGTAGGAGGAACCAATGGTTGAAAAGAAGCGGAAGTATACCAAAGATGGGTACTACCGCCGCCCCAATGAGGGGGAGGACGCTGGCTGGATTATCGTCGGCCCGGTCTCGGCAAACGGCACGGTGGTCGAAGACTTCATCGAGCGGGGGTTTGAGCCCCTGCGGAAGTACGGCCATATCAGCCACACAGAAAAAAACCCATGGAGGACGATATTGGAACACCCTGACGGCCCCGGCGAATTTCCCCTAGACCAGATTATGGCCCTGCGTTGGTGGAGGCCACAGGACATCCCTCTACCGGGGGTGCATTTCCCTCAACTCGCAGGCCATAAGGTCAAGGAGATTCCCTGCCCTGACTGCAAACGACCGTTCTTCGCCGTCGATGGTCAGGGCGGTGTTGGGGAACTGGCGAGGCACCTCCGCATCATGCACAACTGGGACACGAAGCAGCTCGACACCTACGGCGAGAGGGTGGGCATCAACTTCGACGCCATCTACAAGATGCTAGAGCACGAGTTCAAGGAGGTGGAGCTAGGGGTGTCCAAGTGCAAGTCTTGCGACGAGGACATTCCAGGCAAGTTGGCCGACCACGAGTGCAAGGTTCCCGTATGAAGATAGCCATAGGCGGGGCCATCTGGCGAACGGCTGAGACGGGCTACTGGAAGTGCCTCAAGCCCGTTCTTGACCAGCTCGACGCCTTCCATATGCCCATCCTGGGCGACGCTCTAGTTGAGAGGGCCAGGAGCACCTGTGCCACGCTGTTCCTAACGACGGACGCCGACGTGCTGATGTCGATTGACTCAGACATCGTGAACTTCACCCCCGAACACGTCCAGACGGTCTGTGAGGGGGCAGAGGAGCATGGAGTGGTGAGTGGGCTGTATGTGACCAGGGGAACGCCTGTATCCAACCCCAGGCCGTCTGTGGTGCCTATGAACGGAGTCGTGATAAATCTCAGGGAGCCGGAACTGGTGGAGATGCGGTGGTTGCCGCAGGGGTTCATCGCCGTCCACCGCAGGGTCTTCGAGGAGATGAAGAAGACCCTGCCTGTGCTGCATGAACTCAAGGGCGGGATGTGGCCGTTCTACCAGACGTTCGAGTTCTACGACCCCGACGAGGGGCGCATCCTTTTGGGTGAGGACTGGGCGTTCTGCGAACGGGCACGTCAGGCAGGTTTCAAGTCCTACCTAGACCCCTCGGTGACGGTAGGCCACGTCGGTTCGTACATCTACTCGATTAAAGACCTGGGCGAGTACCCACGGACGCTACAGCTCTCCCACATGAACTGGATTGTGAGGCAGTAATGCAGCCATCAGTTTACATCGGCTCTGCAGTATGGCGAGACGTCGTGGCGCTGCACGTGCAGTCCCTTATTCCTCTGCTCCTTGATAACGAGCACTACATCTACAAACCCCAGGTGGGGGACGCCCTGGTAGAGAGGTCACGGGCGATGTCGGCGAGCTACTTCCTGCGGGAGACGGACGGCGAAGTCCACCTCTCACTGGACTCAGACATAGTGGAGTTCACCAAGGACGCCATCGACCAGATGTGCGAGCAGACCCGCAAGTACGACATCGTGGCTGCGGCCTACATCTGTAGGGCTACGGCCCGCACCTTCCCCGCCTCATTCTTGGAGGAGGGGACAAGGGTGGAGTTCGGCTTTGACTCCACGCCCGTTCCCGTCAAGTGGGCGGCGACGGGGTGCATGGCCGTACACCGAAGGGTGTTCGAGAAGATGGCTGAGACGATGCCGCTACTGCATGAGTCGGACGGGCCAAGGGCGTTCTATCCCTTCTACCAATCTATGATCTGGGACGAGCCCGAAATCAACGAGAAGATACTGCTCTCCGAGGACTTCGCCTTTTGCCAGCGGGCAAGGGACCTGGGTTTCGGGGTGTACATCAACCCGTCTATCAGGCTCGGCCACATGGGGGCCTACGTCCACCGCATAGAGGACATGGCCCAGAAGATGCTCAAGCCCCAGCCAATGGCGATCACACGCATGGGCAGACACTACAAGGTCGAATACTCCGGTGAGACAGAATCCGACGCGGATTTGGGGCGGCTGTCTATGGAGATGTCCAAGAAGAAGGACGAAGAACTGTTCAAGCCCAGCCGTGCCGAGAGACGGCGTAACAAACGGAAGGCACTGACCACTATCTAGTGGACTACTTGAAAGGAGTAGACAATGCCTAAAGGCAACACATACGGAAACCTCGACCTGCCGAGCGGGAAGAAGCATATCGAGAGGTTCGGCCCTTCTGAGTCGGCTTTAGCCCAGTTCCTTTTCCCGTTCGCATGGCGTGATGTCACGTTCATCTTCGATGACTTTACGGGCGGGAACAACCAGGAGGCGGGAGTAGCAGACTTCCAAGAGTCTCTATGGCAGGACGGCAACTCCGCCAACGGCACCACGTTTGGCGTCCCCACTACTCAGTTGACCGGCGGCGCCACTATAGCCACGACCGGGGCGACAGCCGGGGACACGACGGCCTTCTGGGGAATGGAAAACTGGAAGGGCGACCTGAACTGTGGCATGGAAATCAGGTGGCAGATGACGACGGACGCTGATGACTTCGTGTTCGAGACGGGGTTTACCGACCCTCTCTCCGACGCTACGGTCACGGCGATAGACAACATCGACACCCCCACCGTCGTCGGTGGCACGACTGACGTGGCGATTGTGGCGATGGACACAAACGCATCGACCCTGAAAACGATGGCGTTTGTCACAGACGGCTCAACGGCGAGCATGGACACGACGAAGACCGACTTAGGCACGCGCAGCCCCACCAACGCTACCTACCAGTCGGTGCGGATACAGCTTGAGCAAGTT